CTTTCGAGCCTAAATTCTTCTGAATATACGTATGTTCTTCATCGATATTCTTGGTTGATGGTTTGGGTGGAAATTCTCCAAATAATGTTTTCATTGCTGATCTTAAGTCCGGGTGTTGTTCTTGATAAAGAATTTGATAACACGCTCCCGTTGGTGTTGGTGGCGTGTATTTTTCTAAATACTCCGGTACTGTCATTATTATTGGTTTCTCGTCTACATCTCCTGTTTTCAAAGTCAAGTTATGTAATTGCTCTAGCATATTAAACGCTGCCTTTTCTTCTGAATCTTTCTTGCGTTGGCCTCTTCCATCTGCTTGTTTTTTGTCAAATAGACAATTGTCTACATTGAATGTTACAAGTGACTTAAACATTGTTAAATGTGGTGGGCCAGATTCCGTTGTTTTTATAAAAATTCGGGCTGTGTTTATTTTTTGCGTTATTTCGTGCATAGCTGAGCGAGCTGTGAACGTGTCATCATCGTTATATTTTATCCATTCATCAACGATGACTGCTTTGATGTTGGCTGTGGATGGTTCGATTCCTTTAAGATTTTGATATTGTGCAGATGCATTTATACATTCTCGTTCACCTTGTGGTGTTGTTAAACGATATTGTAAATCTACATTTTTGCTCTCTTTAATAGAATCGGATTGTGGTCGATTAAATGTTCTTTTAATACGAACCGGATCTGTTGGACGGAATATTTGGGGTCGTTCCATTGAATCTATTGGAACTGGAGTGAAATTAAGTTGTAATTTTTCCATTCTCCATTGAAAAAGTTTCTGATCCCAAGTTGATGTTCCTTGAACAATCAATTGATAAATACTTTCATATAATGAATGATCGATGGTTTCCCAATCGATATCAATATCATCATAAGTATCACAAGTTATCGAACTACTTAGTAAATCTGGAATACTCCAATGTACCTTATATTGTATCTTATGTGAAAAGACTCGAGTTATAATTTTAATTTCGAGTCCAAATAAAGCACGGAGAACTCCAAGTCCGACAAATATTGTTTCAGTTTTAAATGATGTTAATGTATGAATAATTTCATCGCATAATCGTTCTTGTGAATCATCTATTCCAAGATTTAGTACTCCAATCGAAAACGGTTCGTAACCATCCAAAGGTGGATAAGCCTTATGTTTAACTGTTGGGTCCCAATAATCGGATACTGGTTGTTGTTCTGTTTTTGACCAGAAAGAACCTTGAGGGTGAGCTAGTTTATGTAATCTTCTTACTAGCATTGATTTTGTCATACTCTCTGGTTCAACTTTATCAAACTCCTCATCACTCGATTTAGTCTCGTCTTGTCCTCGACGTACTTGTAAATGAGCTGGAGCTGATACTACC